CTTGATGACGGGCAGCACCAGGCCGCCGCCGTTGCCGATAATCGATACCTTGCCCACCGGCTCCCAAGTATCGGGCAGCACCGTCGCCAGCGTGTTCGTCACCTGAAACTGCGTGCCGTCAAAGGCGACGAACTTATCCGCTCCGTACGCGAGTCCGAGGATGGTGCCACTCGGCCGCGGAATCGTGTGTGTGCCCACTTGCCGCGTATAGCCCGTACCCAGGCCGCCGGGCCCATAGACCCGCACGCTCGCCGTCCCGCCGGCAGCAACCGAATCCACTGTCGCAAAGTTCGTCTGATTCAGCGGCACATTTGGCGTCGTGATGTCGGAACCCACCAGGTTCGAATAGACTGCGGCATCGAGCACGTTGTAGGCGTTCCATGTGCTGCCGTCATAACTCGAGCGCAGCCTCCAGTAAAGCGTCACGCCCGGCAGCGAAATATTGGTGTGCGTGTTGCTGGTGATCGGATAGGTCTGCACTCCGGAGCTGAAGTCCGGAACCGGCGAAGACGAGATCTCGTGATAGAGCACCGAGTTCGGCGAATTCTGGCTTTGTACGGTCCCAACCTGTGCGGGAATCTGCGCCTGCTGGTTCTGCGGATTGACAATCACCACCGCGTACACGCCATGCGCGCCCGTTACGCTGAAACTGGCCACCGGCGGCGTCGCCACCTGCGTCGGCGTGTTCACATCCACCTTGCGCAGCGGCGCGCGTCCGGTGTGCGTGTTCAGCCCATCGATTTCGCCCGACATCGCGGTGAGGATCTCGCGCAGAGAGTTGCCGCCCGAGCTCGCCGCGGCGTTGATCAGCGCCTGCGACCGTTGGATCGCCATCAGCTTCCCGTCCTGGCGCTGAAGAGTTGCCGCGTGTAGATTGCCGCAGACTTGATGCTGGCCCAGTGGTCCGGCCGCTTGCCGTTGCTGAAGCGCAGCCGGAAACGCTCATTCTGCCCGCGCGCTCCGGCGGAGTACGCCTGGAAGTTCTCCGGCAGCACCTGGAAGCTCGGCAGCTTGATCTCGTTGGTCTGCTGTTGCGGACTTTCCATCCCCTGGCCGGCCGAGGTCTTCATCGTGCGCATCACCATCACCGATACATCGAGCAGCCCCTCGCCGATGGCGTTGATCTCGACCCCGCCCAGCATCTGCACCGGCATCAGTTCGCCCGGGCATGACGTTTCATACTGCCAGTCGATGCCGCCGCCATTGTCGTTGTAGACCCCCGGCGTGATCGCCTGCACCGTGCCATCGGGCGACGAGGACGCGAGCAGAATCTGCGCCTGGCGGAACGCGCCGAAGGGCGATGCGTTCGCGGGCAGTTGCCGCTCGCAGCGGATCGCGAGGTTTGCGGCCAGATCATCGATCGACCACTTGCGCGCCGGTGCGGGCGCCGTCTCCGTGCCCTGGTAGGCGGTGAACTTGATTGGCGAGGCCGTGCCCTCGCGATAGTTCATGGTGAGGACCTGATTCGGCACTGTGGCCTCGCCGATCGGCAGCCCGATGCGCACTTCCTTCTGCTCTTCGTCGATGCACACCCAGATGGTCTGCTGCGCGTCCCAGTTCACATGGCCCCAATAAACCGGGAGCTCGTCTGTGACGCGGTGGGGAATGCCGCTGGCGTCGAGCACGTAGATACCGCTGCGATGCACGTAGAACAGGAACTCCGTGCAGACATCGACCGCCCGCGGTCCGCATGGCCCGGAGCCGGCCCAGCGCTGCTGCACGCCCCAACTGCTGGGATCGGTGGCCTGCGGCGAGATCACGTAGCCGGCGCGCTCTTTGAGCGAATAGAGCGTTCCCTGAAACTCGCGGGCGCAGATGGTCCGCTGTCCGTCGCCATTGCCTACCTGCAGAGCGCCGGTATCGCCGTAGAAACTCTCCGAATCGGCAGCCAGCGAGATCAGGTGCGCGCTGCCCAGCCCGTCCACGCCGGTCAGGATCACGCGGTCGTACGTCGGCGAGTAGAAGGCGTCGATCGCCGGCGGCACCGCGATCACGCGAAAGCGGTCTGTCAGCGTGGTCGAGGTGTTGGCCTGCAGAAATTGATCGGTGAAGTTGATAGTCACCGTGGTCGTCACGTTATCCGGAACGATGGTCGACGACATCGGCACGCCGGCAGAGACATTCGCGGTCTGGATGTAGAAGAACGGTCCCGCTGTGCTGCCATTCGCGATCGAGGACCCCATCACCCGCCCCATCACGTTCGCCGGTCCGATGGGGAGGTTGCTGATCTGGATCTGGTTGCCGACCGTGGGAATCTGGATCGAGAGAATCGCGCCCTGCGTGATCCCGCTCAGGTTGCCGGTCTGATTCTGGAAGCTGAGGGCGATGTAGCGCGTCGTGCCCGCGGGATTCAGGTCGACATTGCCGCCCGCCACGGCTGTGACTACCGGCGTGCTCTCCTGCCAGATGACGCCGCCATCAGCCACCGTGCCGCCAACGCCCAGCGGCCAGATCGGCTCCGCACCGCCCGTCGTGCCGGCCTGGATGCAGCGATAGAGATGCCCATTGCCCACCACGGCTGCAGGAGTGCAGTACTCGCCCACCACGCAGCCCAGATTCTTCGTCCAGTTGAAGCCGAGCGGCTTCTGGCCGTAGGGGAAGAACGATCCGGTATTCAGCGAGTAGATGCCCATCGGGCCCAGCGGCCTTTTCAGATCGCTGAAGGCCATCACGGCGCGGTTGTAAACTTCCGTGCCGATCATGTGCGCATTCGCCGGCGGCGTGATGTTTACACCGGCAACCGGCACCAGGCGGCCAGTGCCGACGGGACTTTCAATGAAGACTGTGCCCGTCGTATCGAAGACCATCGGCCGTTGAAACAGCACTTCGCCAGGATTCTGCGGCGTGTAGATCAGCGAGAGCGCTCCGGTGATGGGCACATTATTCGGCCCCTTCATCGCCTGCTGAATGCCCCAACGCTCGCCGACCGAGGTCATGTCGAAGCGCGCGTTCTTGCAGACAGGCGCAGCTCCCATGGGCAGGGAGGTGGCATCCTCCACATCGACGTAGCCGTTGAATCGCTTAAATGGGGTGGGCTGGTATCCGGCGAAGTTTATGGTTTCTTCTCGCGCACAGTGAAGGCGTGCTTGCCGCGGACATGCTCGTTGTAGAACTTGCCCGCGCTCGGCGCCGCCATCAATCCGTCGAACTTGGCCTTCGGCACGCCGGTGTGGTGATATTCCTTGCCCGATGAGAAGCGCAAGGCCAGCGTGCCGGTCGATTCGTCAAAGCCGGCACACGTGATCATGCTGGATTTGAGGATGTGCATCTGCATGGTCAGAGAATCCTCATCAGCAGCAGGATCAGCAGGACGAGCAGTAGAATCCCGAGCAAGCCGCTCGGCTGGTGTCCATAAGTGCCCGCGCGGTTGTAGCCGTACGGGACGCCCGGGATGCCGCAGATCATCAGGATCACCAGGATGATCAGGATGATCCCGACCGGCCGCCCCACCCCTAAGAGGCCTGCCGCCAGAAGCGCGATCACATCGCCCGCCGTGTGGCCAGCAGCGTGACGGTGCCGCCAGTTACTGCGGCCGGATACGCTATCGCGGTAAACTCGAGTCCGCCAGGCGAGAAAAGCTTCACCTTGTAGGTATTCAGCGTTGCCCCAGGCACGACCTGGCAGTAGTAACCGCCGACGTTCTCTGAAAAGACGCCGATGTTGTTCGGCGGCTCAAAGAAGCCTTCGACAGAATGGCCTGCAGTGTTCTGTACGGCGGTGAGATCGAGCGTGTCTCCGCCGACCGTATAGCTACCGGTGAAGGTCAACGCAAGCCAGATAAGGAACTTGTCCACCGGCTTGGCTACTTCGGAAATACTCGAGGCAATCGGCATCTGATTCTCCCTTTACAGCGCTTCCACGCTGTAGCTAGTGACATAGGTTGGCGTCCCGAAATTGAAGGTGGTGGAGATTTGGATATCGGCGTCTGCGACCGATTCCAAGACAAAGGAGCCACCGGCTGATGGCTGGCCCGAGCTGAAAGTGAGGAATTGGCCGCCCATGGTATTCGTCTGTGCCCCGGCGGAACTGGTGTTGGTGATAAACACGTCTACATCGCCGTCCGCCTCGGCAAGCGTGACCGTTACATTCACCCGATATATGCCCGCTGCGGGTGCAGTTGCGATGGTCGTCGCAGGAAGGACCGTGTCGCGCGATGCGATCGTTCCAGAAGCGATGATTTGAGGACCACATGCAGCCATTACTTTCTCCTTGAGCGCTTTCGCGCCCGGGTTAAATGAACCGTCCGCGCGTCCGATTGCGGCGCGTCATCGTGCCGATGCGCCGCACCTTGCCCTGCTCGGCGCGCGTCATCTGCTGTGCGATTTCGTCCATGCCCTTCTGGGCATCGGCGGTGTAGTCCTGAATCCACTGCTGGTTGCCGCGGATCTTCGCAATCGACGCCGCGGCGCGCAGCGCGATCACGTAGCCGATGCGCTTGTGCAGTGAGAGCGGGCTGGAATCGTCGCGCAGCACCGGCACATCGAACTCCCCGCGAATGCGGAGATCGATGATCATGGTCGACGGCGTGAAGTAGATGATCTCTTCGCGCCACTCCCATGCCACCGGCGCCTGAAACGGTGGCATGTCGGGCAGCATGTCCTTCGGCCCGGGGAGCATCCGGTAAAACCAGTCCGGCTGCCCTGCAGGCTTCCAGTCGATGCGTTCCGGCAGCACCAGCGTCTCGAGCGGCTTCGCTTGCGCCTGAAACGCGGAGAGGTCGGCAGTCCCGGCCGCTATGGCCGGCAGCTCGACTACCTGCTCGTCGAAGGGGCTTTTCGTCTCTTCGAGTTCGCTGGCTGCCGCCTCATATTCCTGCTGAATGAGTGGGTCCAGGAAGGCATCGTCGGTATACGATGCCTGGACATCATCCACCAGGCTACGGACCCGGGCTTTGACCTCTCCGCGTGTGGCGAACATCTAGCCCTTGACCTCGCTGCGCTTATCTCTCACGCGGTCGCGGCGCTTCTGGATGTTCTGGATTTCCTTCCATTCATCGTCGGTCGCGTCCGCCATGCAGCGGTGCTCGATGTCGATCACGCCGGCGCGGAAGGCCTTGATGCGGTCGAAGACGTAATCGCCGCAGTTCACACACACTGCAGCGCCGGGAAGCGGAGTTGCGCCGCAGGCAGGGCACGGAGCTTCCTTCGCTTCCTTCAGCGTGTTGCGGTTGAGCACCCAGCGCGGCCGATCCTCGGGCTTGATGATGCCGCGAGCCTCGGCAAGCCGGACATATGCGCGCGCATTGTCCGTGATGTTCTTGCGCATCTCCGGGTCTTCGTAGAAGGTGTTGTTGTCTTCGATGACCTTGAGAATCTGCGCATTCTGGCGCGCGATCGTCGCATCCCACATCTGCTTCAGGTTGCGTTTCTCATATCCCAGATAGTTCGGACCATCGCCGCCCGGCCGCTGCACCGGTACATCCACCTCGATATCGAGATCCTTGGGCACTCCCGAGCCCATGAAGATCAGCACGCCGCCCGTCTGGCGCTCATTCACGTACTCGCGGATGTATTCCGTCGCCAGATGCGCGGGAACGTAGGGAACAGGATCAAACTGCTCGACGTTGTCCATGCCCGTGCCCTTGTCGACCGTCATCCAGCGCGCCTCGGTGAGCACATGCGCGCGATATGGCTCACCGACCGGGCACGCCGGGATGGCACCCTTGAAGAGCATGCCGCCATTTACCTGCAGCATGAACGGATTGAAATTGACGATGACCACCGGCTTAACGCGGCCGAGCTCGTTGAGGATCTGTTCCTTTTCCGCGCGCTGCGCTGCGGTCCAACGCTCGCCCTTGCCTTTAGCAGCGGTGCGCGATGGCTTGAAAGGATTCGGGCCCAGCGTCTCTTCGAGCACCTGGCGCTGTTCATCGGTAGTGACGAGTGGTGCGGTTGCGACTGGCATCGTGCGATCTCCTTCAGCCCTCTAACAGGCCGATGTGGTCGGTGATACCGCAGCGTGCCGCCAACTCCTGGCGGAAGCGGCTCATGCCGAGAGCTCCGTTTGTGGCAATCGGCTTCCATTCGGTCGCCATCATGTACTGGTATTCCTTCCGCCGCTGCTTCCACTGCCGCTGCTCTTCATCGACCCGGCGGTTGACGTACTCCACCGTGCGCGATTCGAGCGTGCCCGCAGTCTTCATCTCGTCGCGCTGGCGCGCGTAGGCGGAAACCCATAACTGGAGCTGCGAGATGGATGGCACCCGGGGAAAGGGGCCGTAGATCATCTCGTAATCGCCCTCGTGGGGATACGGTCCAAGCATCGGCGTCTTGCCGTCGATCGCCATGAACTCGTACCAGTCGTGCGGAGATCCGAACTTCGAAGCCGGAAGCCACTTCTCGACGATCCATCCCATGATTCCGGGATAGCGCGGGTTGTCACGCATCTCCGTCACCGTGCGGAGCGGCTTGTTTTCGTAACGCAACGCCTCCCACACCGGCTGATCGCCCAGCGCTTCGAGCATGGTGCCCTTGGTGCTGATCTCCTCTTGCGACATCTGGAAATTGAAGCCGCCCTTTTCGGCAGTCGTCAGACCTTCCGGCCAGTCGCGATAGACACCGGCCTCGCGCACGAAGACGTCGGGAGCGACAACGATGCGCCATTGCGGGCGACCGTAGGGATTCTTGCCGCCAAAGCGCGTCAGGAAGCCCTGGATGTGGGTCGGGATGGGATGTTTTTCGATGATGAAGCTCATAGGCTCTCTGGGTGGGAAAAGCAGAGCCGGGCTTGGCCACCCGGCTCTGGCATGGAGGACAGCGCCCCGTTCTAGTTGAAGACCGGAACTTTGGCCGTGGTCACAGACGAGATCGCCTGCGGATTGTCGACCGCATACTGCCGCGCGTCGTAGTAGGCGCACAGCTCGTTCGCCGTCGGGTTGCCGGTCGTGGGGTCCATCACCTGGAAGACCCACTGGCCGCTCTTGTTCTTGAACCACTGCGGCGTGTTGCCCCACACGACCTTCAGCCACGCGCCCGGATCCATAAAGTCCCAGCGAGTGATGTCGGCGTGGTTCGTGAGCAGCACTTCGCGGCCACCGACTTTCAGGTCGGACATCTTGCGCACCAGGCCATCGAAGCCCGGCATCTTGCCGTCGGACATCGTGATCTGCTGCTTGGCGAAGCCCATCTCCTCATAGGCCTGCCCCTGCGCGATGTGCGTGTGCCAGAACTGCGAGCCAAGCGCTTCCGAGCCGAGTGACTGCACCACGCGGTTCATCGCCGCGCGCAGTGCGGGCAGTGTGATCTGCGCACCGTTCGCGTTCACGCCGTTGGCCACGACGTAGGGATTCGCGCGCGAGATGCCCAGATAGGTGCCCGAGGTCGCGGTGTTGTGGAAGTAGGGAATGCCGAACACGAAGTTCGGAGTACCTGCTGCCACGCCTGCCACCATGATGAAGTCGCCCGCCACCGTGCCGGCAGGAACCGCATCGACGGTGATCGACTGCACGCCGCCCAGCTTGTTCGCCACCGTCTGCACGGTGCACGTGCCGACACCGCGCAGCGCATACGCCGGACTCATCACCTGCACCTGCTGCTGCGGGCTGATCAGACGAGCGCCGAAAGCGCCGCCGAGCAACCCAGAGCCAGCCGGGTTGTTCGAGAGCAGGATCGGGTTTGCGCCGCCGCCTGCATAGGCCGCGTCGACGGTCGCAATGTGGCCGTCTCCCGAGGTCTGCAGGAACTGGTCGCGGACGATCGCCATCTGCCGCGCGACGTCGGTGAGCGTGGTGTCGACCGGATTCTCCGTCACCACTGCCGAGCCGCTCGAGCCGATGATGTCGGCCAGGCGCGAGTACTCGACCGGGATGATCCAGGCGAGCGGCGTCACCGTGCCCTGATCCCACTGGCTCAGTCCGCCGGACGGAATGGTGCCGCCATCCAGGTTGAACATCGCCACGTTGCCGGGGTTGGCGATCTTGAAGCGGACGCGAAAGCTCCGCAGCGAGACCTTGGTGACGGTGCCGCGCTCGCTGATCCTGCTGTCGAGCTCCGACTCTTCGTTGATCAGCCGGCGCACGGTCTTGTTGACCGCTTCCAACTGAAGCTGCTGTGTGTTTGTAGCTGTGCCGATAGCCATCGTTGTTTCCTCTCGAGTGAAGGGGTGTTAACTTCGCGGGAGGTTCACGCTAGGGGTTGGCCTGTCTGGAGACGGATGGAGAGAAGCGCGATCGCATTCTTTGCGTCGCGATCCACCGGCCGTCCCGGGTTGGTCTTCTGCCAGTGCTGCGTCGCCTGTTGCCAGGCCGCTTCTTCTGAAGGCGGCGCGGTGTTGGGCGAGGCAGAGGCAGCAGAGCCTTTCGGCTCCGACCGTGAGGCGTTCTTCTGCGCGTCAATTTTCTTGAGTTTGTCTTCCTGAGTGCGCATCAACTGCACGCCAGCAGCTTTCAGTTGCACGCGCGCGATGTTGGGAAGATGGATTTGGATCGCCTTGTCCACCAGGGCCAGGCGGCGGTTTCGAACTTCGGCGGTCATGGGCAGCCGTTGCAGCTCTGCCATATCCGCTTTGAGCTTGGGGTCCTTCGCGACAACCTTCATCAACTCGCTGCCGATCTTGTTGGGCAGCATCTCGCGTAGGAACGGAGCGACGGTTGCGCCCTGCTTGATGACGCTGTCGATGATGCGGTTGATCGAGGTCTCGACCCGTGTTGTGGAATCCTTGATCAGCGACTGCTCGAACTGCTGCCGCTCGCCGACCTTCTCCTTCTGCGCGCGGTCGTTCATCTCGCGCTCGCGGCGGTCGAGCTCCGCGCTGCGCGCCTGCAACTCCTGCGGCAGGTCCTGCGTACCCGCGCCCTGCTCCGGCGTGTAGTACTCCTTCAAAACATCAAACGCCGCGGCGGCAATCTGGTCTCGCTCCCGCGCCGCGTCGTTCGGATACTGGTTGGCAGTCAGCCGCGTCTGCAGCTCTTCGCGGTCGTACTGCATGTTGAGATCGCGCGCGTTATCCATGAAGCCGTAGAAGTCGTCGCCGATCTTCGGCTGCCCGGTAAGCGGATCGATGATCGGGTTGCCCTGCTCATCACGCTCGATCGCCAGTTGCGCCATCTTCTGCAGCGTTGCCCTGGTGCCATCCGCCGTGGTCGAGCCGAGAAAGGTGTCCCGCACATCGATGAAGGTCGAGGCATTCTCATGCGCGAACTTCGCACTCTGCACATCGGGGAAGAACTCGCGGAACCCCTTGACCTCCGCGGCCTCGCGTGCATTGTGGTAGAGCAGCTCCTTCAGCTCGGGATCGGACTCGAGCAGTTGCTTGAACTCCGGCTTCTCCTCCGCGATCTTCGACAGTTGCTCCGGATCGACTGCCGGGGTCGGCTCATCGAGATCGAAGGTGTACTCGTCTTCGGCTGCCTTGGCCGCAAGGTCCTTGGCCGCCTGATCTTCGGGCTTCACTTCCGCCGCAGCATCTTCGGGCTTCGCTACTTCAGCAGGAGCAGCAGCGGCAGCAGCAGCGGCCGGATCCGGTGCGGGAGTATCGCCTTCCGCAGGGATGCCGGCCATTTCCTGTTTGAGCAGCGCCTGCGCGTAGGCGTCCTGACTCTGAAAGTCGCCGCGCTTGACCTCTGTGGGAGCAGCGGGCGCTGGAGCGCCGGCAGCGGGAGGCTGAGCCGCAGGCGAAGCAGCAGCGGGAGCCGCGGCAGGAGCTGCAGCAGGGGCGGACGAGGGTGAAGACGCGGGTGCGCTTGCCGCTGGTGCGGCTACAGGAGTATCTGGCATGGAGGGTTACCTTTCGCGGTTCGCAGACGCTCTTAAAAGGCGTTCAGGAACTCAGTGCTGGTTGCTGTTACGCCGAGCCAGCAAGCGCGGGAGTTACACGACAACATTCACTGCCGGACTCCCTGCGGAGCCGGTGAGTGGATGCGGAAGCCGGATTTCTACCTTCTTCCCGCATCCACTCTTCGAACACTTGGTTTCAATCCACACCTGGCCACCGAACGCCTCAATCCGAAACAGCTTGCGGTGGCAGGCTGGACATATCACCCACTGCATGCAGAGCTCAGTCGACCTTGGCTGCAGGTTCCGCTGGAGCAACCGGTTCAATCGGCTGGTGCGTGCCAACCGGCTCGACAGGTGGCACAACCGGCTCAACAGGTGGCACAACCGGTGCCAATGGAGCTACCGGCTCGACGGGCGCCTTCGACGCAGCCACTTCCGCCTGCAACGCTGCAATCTGTGCCTCTGCTTCCGCCAGCTTCTCCTCGATCGTCGGCGAGACCGGCACCGGATAGTCGAATTGCATATCGCTGTAGCCGATGGCTGTCAGATCCTCGCTCGGCAGATAGACCACATCGTGCACCACCAGGACCGAGTCCAGCAGATCGCCGCGCAGCGGACCGTTCTGCGGTGTTGCGGGGTTGAGGTAGGCCAGCGTCAATGCCGGCTCGCCATCGGGACCGAGCTTTACCCCGCTGTCGTAGCGGGCGCCCAGCACCAGCGCGAAGTACTCCGCATTGCGCGGTCCATCGTGATAGATCGTTGCGTCGCCATACTTCTTCAAGGTTGCCATGTCCGTGTCCTCTCTGTTATTTGCCGGCCAATGATTTGCCGGCGTTGATTAGTTGAGCGGCCGCGCCCACCTGGCCGGCGATCGATTGCTTCGTCTGCGCAGGATCCATATCCATCAGGTCGTTCAGCCTGCCCACGACCTTTGAAATCTCATCCGGCGGGATCTGCGGCTGCGCTGGCGGCTGTGGCTTCGGCGGCATGCCAGCCTGTGCGATCTGTGCCTTGTTCTGCTCTTGCTCAGCCTGGCATTGCGTCTGCATCGCAATGGCGGCCGTCAGATACGCGAGAATGTTTGCCCAGCCTTGCGGCGCGCGCTGCTTCAGATCGCAATTCTCCTGGCAATACTGCCGCACCGTTTTGCGGAGAATGTCGAAGTCGTCGATCTCGCGATCGGGCGCCACCGATGGCTGCGTCTGGCCGGTAGGCTGGCCATTCGGGCCGAGCGTCTGCGTCGGCTCGCCCTTCGCTAGCTGCTCCAGGTCCTGCAGCACCTTCGAGCGCATCGCGGAGCCGGGAATCACCATGCCGGGAACGCCCAGAGCGCTTGCCGCCTGCTCCTGATTGGTTGGCTCGTCGAGCACCGCCATCGCGAAGGGATTCTGCTTTGCTGCCTGCTCCATCAACTCGGACCAGCGTTCGCGCAGCTCCGCGGCCGACAGCGGAAACGCCTGATCTGTGTCCGGATACGCGGCCACGTCGCCCTGCAGATCGTCGAGCCGCACGTAGTTGTTGCGATACTCGGATCCCTTCTGCTGAATCACCTGCTTCAGGTCGTCGGTGAGGTTGTTCTTCGCGCACAGCACTGCCAGGCCGGCCGCTTCCGCATTCTCTTCGCGCAAATTGTCCCAGTAGATGTTCAGCTTGCCGAGCGCGACCTGCAGTTGCTGTTCCTGGCCGCCCATCGTCTGGATATTCGGATCGCCGGCGCCGCCGTAGACCTGCGCCGGCACGCCCGCGAACATCTGGGCGTTGTAGATCATCTTTTCCAGATAGCTGGCGATCTCGGCTTCAAGCTGGAACTTGAACTGATAGAGCGCCTCGGCGAGGCCGCCCGCGCCGGCCTTCAATTTGACCGGATTCAGCACTCCCGGCAGCAGCGGCTTGCCGTTCAGGCTCTTCGAATCGATCTTGCTGGTGTCCGCCAGGGTGACGCCGGCCGCGCAGCGGTCCATGAAGTCGTCGAGCACCGCGCACGCGTTGTTGTAGCGCTTCTGGAACGGTGTGATGACGTCCGCAGGCGCCGGCGGATAGAGCCCGAGGCCTTCATGTGTGCCCGCCCAGGTCCATTCCGAGGTAAGCTTCGCGTTCCGCGCCTCGAGGAACGTGTCCCCGGTGGTGACCAGCAGCACTCCCTTGGGAAACTTCGCGGACATCCGCTTGGAGAAGTCCTGATCGTCCTCGAGGCCGAAGGCGAATGGCTGAATCCAGGTGCGATCGAGCGTGGGCCGCACTTCCTGCATCTGGCCGCCGTAGCCGCCCGATGGCGAGCGCATCATCTGCCGCGCCGTGCGATCCATGCTGTCGCCCTGGCCCGTCAGATCCGTGGTCGAAGGAATGATCTGGTCGTACATCTGCGGATACGAGGCCCGCAGCGCGCCGATATGCACTTCAACCGACAGGCTCAGCAGCGGAGTCTCGCGCAGGTTCTTCGCCTGCGGATCGCAATCCACCTCGAGTGGCGAGTAGATGGTCTGCGCGACCATGCCGTTCGGCAGCTCTTCCTCGCCTACCTGCGAGATAGCCTGACCGGTCTCCGCGGCGTAGAAGGATTCCGGTCCCAGCGGCGCGCCGCACTTCGGATTCTGGCAGGCCCGCGTCATCGTCGCCGCCATCGAATCGGGCGAGGTATCCGTGCCGCAGTTGAAGCAGTGATACCGGTCCGGAGAGAGCATGGTGTCGACCATGCCGTAGACCGGCTCCTTGCGCGTGCCCGCGCGATCGCTGTCCACCACGTAGCGCGTGTGGCGGAAGATGGCGCCGCAGTTGAACATGTAGAACAGTTGCTGCTTCAGCAGCGACATCGCCTTGTTCTGCCGCTGGATGATCGCGATCAGCGTCTTGGCAGCGTTCGTAGTGGCGACGTCTGTCAGGTCCTCGGCATCCTCGGGAATGAACGTTGCCTTGGGTAGCTGCGGGCACAGCGCGGCGACAAACCCGGTGCAGAGCATCTGCTGAAAGTTGTTGCAGTACTGATAGAGATCCGTGTCGTCGGAGTCTTCGGCGTGCGCATCGTTCGCCACCCAGTTCATGGTGTCGAAGTATTTGAAGTTCAGCGGATCGAAGCTGATGTACTGGTTGCCCTTGAAGAACTCCAGGTTCTCCATGCACCGCATCACCACGGCCATCCGGTCCTGCTGCCACTGCGTCTTGTAGCGGCGCACCAGGTCCATCAGCCTCTGCTGATCTTCCGGCGTCAGGCCACCGGAGTTCTGCTCGTCGTCGGCTACCCCCTTCATCGGATTCGAAGGCGTGTGTTCCTCAACCGGCTTCTGCTGCTGGCCAGGCTGCTGAGCAGACTGCGGCTGCTGTGTCGTCGCGTCCTGCTCGTCTGGCTGCGCGGGTGGCTGCATGGGCACTGTGCTCATCAGGCGGACTGCCTCCGGCCGGCTTCTTCAGCCGCGTCCAGTTCGTCATCCACTTCTTTGCGAATGTGCGGAGCGCGTGCCTCATCGGCAGCCTGGCGCTCGAGGTTCCTGCGGAATTGCCGCGTCACAAACGACGCCATGTGCGATGGCCGGCGGCGATAGGCGCGAAGACGCTCTTCGGGCGTGAGCTCCGGCGCGGGCGTGTTGTCCTCGATCGCTGCCGGCGTAGCGGCCACGCTGAAGAACGCGCCGCCCAGACCTGCCAGCGCAAGTCGATCGAGATACGAGCGGCGCTCGAGCTCGGTGCGCTCCAGTTGCGCGCGCAGCAGCTCGACCACTTCATCGTGATGAGAACGTGTGACGAATGGGAATTTCATAGGTTGCATCCAAAACAAAGGCGCCCGTAAAGGCGCCCTGTCTGCTCTGGCGTGTTCTCCGCGATCTCCTTTCCCTCTCCGAATTCGAGTTACTAATTCTTCAGAAATGCGCAGACCGGGAGCACGCTCGGGTCGGTCCAGTTATCTTCCGGCGTGGGATAGTTATCGGCCGGCCGCTGCAAAGGCTTCGAAGACTTGAGGCTCATCACGTACTGCAGTCCGGAGCAATAGAGCTCTGCCTTGGGATGGAGCACAGGAAGCTGGTGAATCAGCTTGTGCCCGACGATGCTGACTTCCTGCACCCAGTCGTACTGGTCGTCAACCAGACTCAGCCCAACATTGACCTCGGCCAGAATCTCCTGGAACGGGATATCCCTCCGGCAGATCACCAGGTCGCCATCGTAGTTGTCGATGTAGTCCGAAAGGATGCCCACATGCACGCCACGCATGAACGTGGCCTCAAGGGTCAGCCATTGCGTAGCCCAGTCGCCCGGCAGCCATGCCTTCAGCACATGAGAAAAAGGGGAATCGGTCGCATCCTCGATCGCATGTCCGACACCGGCCCGGCCTGAACAAAAGAGCAAATCACCAGGGCGAATCAGGGAGTACACTTCGCCCCTGGTGGCTACAAGAATCGATGACCTGGAGACAGAATCAATATGCGCTGCCATGTATCAGGCCGTGGGCGCAGTCAGCGGAGTCGAGTTGGGCAATAATGCCGTTACTGTCTCCACTGTGATGGGTTGGCCACTCGCGTTGCTCCACGCTGTCAGCGCCTTGGATACCAGATCCGAAGCGATGTTGAAGGCCAGCTTCGCCACCTCCGCCTCTGGAGCTACTGCCGGGTCCAGCGCTTCGAGAGTAGCTACGCCCTGAGTAACCACACCGCCGACCGCCTCTAGATCGTTAATGACATCCTGAATGGTCACTGTTTGCCTCCACATGCAGCAGCGGGGTTAGAGATAAGGGACTGCACCTGAATCACCAGCGGGGCCAGCGCCAGTAGATCAGTGGTGACGACAGCTTCCTGTGCGGTCAGGTTGCCCTTGGCACCCTTCTGCTGCTCGTAGGTGACCATCCCGTTCACCGCGACGGTCTGCGCTGCCTTGCCGTCGTTGATGATGGCGTATGCGCATTTGGTTTGAGGGATCGTCTGCGCTTCGTAGTCGGACTGGGCGGTGTCGATCACCGCCTTCGACGCGGCCAGCGTGTTGAACGTGTTCCGCTCCCAGGTATTGCACCCGAGCACGGCGACCAGGATGGGAATGAGGAGTAAAGATCGTTTCATGGAGTTCTCCGGTTGTTCGTTTCGGCTTGAGTGGGCGTTTGAATCGTTGTGTCTTGATGAAGCCGTGTACCGGGCGGGAGAGCCACATTCATCTGACTCCCGCCGTCCTTCTGAAGCAGGCCCAAAGCAATCCTGGCCATGGCGGTCGCGGCCAGACAGTAGCCCGAAACCTTGGTGTTGATGAACGGATTTGGAGCAAAGAATCCCGCCGCACTGAGAGAGACTAGCGTTGATAGCATGCCGGCCAGCGTCGTCTTCCAGTTCTTGGCAACATGCTGGAACACGCCCCGAATCGTCATGCTGCAAGCACCTCCGTCGCCGGATCCTGGGCCCGGCGAACCCAGCCCTTGAGATCGACGCTCAGGTGCGGCTTTTCCTCCGCGCGCTGCCGGTAGTGCGCCTCCGCATCGAGCGAGACGCAGCGAAAGATGGCCGGCGCCTGGATATTCCATGCACGCACGGTCATCGGCCCAACGCGACCGTCGACGACAACCTCCGCACAATCCTGCGCCCAGCGAATCACGGTCACCATGCCGAGATCCACGCCGAGCGAAAGCAGCTTGTTCGCCAGCGGCTGCGACGCGAGCGCATCGCCGGAGAGCTGATGCCACTCGCCGCGTTGATAGGTGTCCTTCGCCAGCAGCACCGCGTCATCCTTCGGCATGACATCGAAGAAGCCGGTCGCCGTCAGGTCCGGATGGAAGCGCTCGGCGATGCCAAAGCGTGTGCGGCCACCATCGTCCGTGGTCACACGTCCGGTAAGGCCGTCATCTTCCCACTTCATCAAATAAGTGAAAGCGTGATCGAAATCTGCCATTTTGAGTTATTCGGTGTCGCCGTTATTGCCGCGATCTTTCTCGGCCTTGACGCCCGCCGCAAACTTTGCATCGCCGACTGCGCCCCGCTCTTTCTCTTCCTTGACGCCGAGTGCGATGCTGGCCTTCTCGGTGAGCGCCCGCAGGGCTTCGGTGGTTTGGGCCAAATCGGTAGTCACCTGAGTCAATCGGCCATCTACCAAGCCATGCACTTCCGTCAGCTTGGAGCTATTCTTCATGCCGAACGCGGCCGCAACTGCGGTGCCAATAGCAGCGAGTGTGCTTCCCACAGCGGCGATGAGTGCGATGGTCACAACGTCTGTCATGGTGTCAGTGCTTGAAAATCAGAGCCAGGATGATGGTCACGATGATGGGGATGAGGAAGCCGAGGAAGAGATAGACCCTCTTCATTCCGGAGACCTCGTTTTGCAAAGCGTCGACCTTCTTGTCGATGTTGTGCAGCAATCCAGACCCTCCGGTGTTGTCCCCTACGACGGTGCGCATATCCTGCTCTAGGGCCCTGACGCGCCCCTCCAGCGCCGCGTATTGATTCCCCAGAGTGTGCCGGCGCTCGACATTCTCTTTGTGCTTCTGATCGACATCCGCCCTCATCTCATCCCACCGCTCTTTTGCGGTAGTCTGGCCACCGGTGATCAGGTCCGCGAGACGGTCCAGCGTTGTCCCCTTTGCTTGCGTCATGGCGTTTAGTTAACTTTTCCTTCCAGCTTTGCTACCACTGGCGGCGCGTCTGCGCCTCCACTCGGCTTTGGTAGCGCGGGCTGTTGCAGGGCCGCTGTGACGGAACCGCCGAGCGTCACCGGGGCGGCTGGATTGCCCGGCACCACAAGCGGGCCAGCGGTGTTTGAGGCGTTGCCAACGGTCTTCGCTGAGTCTTGAGCCTGCACCACATAGCAGACCGTGCCCTGCGCCGCGCTATCGGTGTACGCCGTACCGCTTGTCGGCGCCGATGAATTGAGCGGCGTATAGTTCGGCGTCGCGTAGTTCACCGCCGGGCATGCACTCGTGCCAGTTGTGAGCGAGATCCGACTCATGATGTAGCTGTAGGGCGGTGTGCCTCCGCTCGATGTCGCGGTCCACGTGAGCGCGACGGTGTGCGTGGTGGGTGGAACCTGAGCGTGGCAGCCGACAGCCAGGGCCGCCACTGCGGTGAGAGCGACGAGCATCTTGCGCATCTTGGTTCTCCTTTAGATCGGTGCAGGCCCGGCAGCCCAGATATCGTTTATGGCGTCCCAGTGCCACCATCCGCCGCCGCTGTTCTGTTGCCAGATGAGGCCCTTGATAAAGACCAGCTTGACGACGTTGTTAGTCCCGGGAAGCGCGGTGCCGTTCTGCAAGATCACGCCCTTCACGACCGTCCACTTGACGCCCTGCGTGTCGATGATCGTCTTGCCATCGTTGCTGAGGATGGTGGTCAGATCAGGACTCGTGATCTCCACTTCCGTGGTGGTCGATGTCGTCGTGGTCACGACAACGCTGAATTTGCCGTCGCTGCTCGGGAATGTGCTCGTGGTGGTGACCGGTAGGGAATTGGTGAACATCATTTGGCCTCATTGTCCTGGGCCCAAAAGAAAGGCCGCTCCGAAGAGCGGCCGCTTGGCAGCGTAAAGCATGATTTTTAGTGCATGGCGACGAGCTTGTAAGTTCCTGTCGTTGGTGTGAGCGCTCCTGCGGTCACGTTGCAAAATTGAATAGACAGCGTGTTGGTTGCACTGGGATAGGCGTTCGTGATGATGCCCGCCACTTGGACATTGCCCGGTGGCGTCAACTGACTCACATTGTCCGTGGTCCCAAGCCCGGTCACAGTAGGTGTGAACGACGTGCAGGTGTTCGCCGCGATGGATGCTGTCGAGATCGTTGCATTCAAGAACAGAACAGAGTTGATGGCGCTGGTGCCGCGGATGGCAACAGTCCCGCCGAAGGATGCGCCACCGGGCGTGGTGATCTTTCCCGCTGCGTCAAACGCAATCTTGACGGAGGCCAGCAACTGCACATTGGTCAGCGTCTGATCGGATGCGGGGGTGCCGTTGGTCGGCACCGTGTAGATGGTGTAGCCGGCGACGTTTGAGCCGAGAATACAGGTTCCGCCGTTGTTCACCGTGTCTGTCTTGAACCGCCAGACGGTATTCGCCACATCCCATTGGCAATTGATTCCGTACCCGGTAGTGAATCCCCCGCCGCTGCCGGTGTTCGGTATCAGGTAGAGCTGGCCCACGTTGACCGAAGAGAATGTGCCGGCCTGCGGAGCCACCCCACCAATGACTCCATCTAGATTCCCGGCGGCGACCTTGCCGAGGTACGCGACGTTGCCGTTGTTATCCATCGTCGAGCCAAAGGCGGTCATCGTCGTCGTTCCCGGCGTCGCACCCGTGAGCAGAGTTGGGATGACGTTGTTAGTGCTCGGTAGGATGTTGCCGTTGTTGCCTAGATAGGTGACCGCCATGTACCCGCTGTTGTTGCTTGGATCATTACGGTTGCCGATTGTCGCGAGCAACTGCACGTAACTATTAGAGTCCTTAACGACTGTCAAGCCTGAGAGTACCGACTGACCTGAAAAGGTGTGATTGCTGAGCGTGCTCATGAAGTATGAGCCGTCAAAGCGCAAAGTATCGATATCGAGGAGAATGTCGTGCTGGCGATTCGGGCTATTCCACTGTAAAAGGAACAAGCCTGACAAATTCGAACCTGCGGCGACGACGATTTGCCCGTCAGCAGCAATCGGCACACGCTTGGTGTTCTGATCGACGGCGAAGAGTAGACCCTGAAAGGACGGGTCGGTGTTGTCGTCTACTACGCCCAGCTTTGAGAATGACAACCGGTCGTAAGTCTCGGACCCACCATTGGAGTTCATCCTACCGCCGGACAGGACATGCAGTCCGTATCCCGTGGTCTGGTCGCATGTCATTCCAGAGATGCAGATATTTTCCCCTTTGAGTTCAAGGGTTGATCCCTGGATGCGTGAGTTATTTGTCACCGTCACACATTCGGGGTTGGCTCCGGACTGAGTGTTCCCCGAGTTGACGTTGCACGTCATATGTACTTCGGAATTGGTCAATATCACCGCACCGCTGGACCCGTCGAGATATAAGCCCTTCTGCCCAGGATTCACCGATATCTTCAAATCGTTAAAGCGGTTGTATTCAAACGAGTTCGTGCCGCCGTTATTTACCGGCCTCACGTCGTAAAGGCAGTCATTTGCCGGGTCGCCGAAGTTGCTGCCCACCTGTACGCCGTCCCACAGATTGCGCTCATACCATCCAGCGCGTGACGCGGAATCGAGCTTGTTCTCGAGGAGGATGCAAGTTCCTGCGGTAAATCCCGTCACATTAACGTCTTGAAGGTGGCTGCCTACCATGTTGCCAGTGTGAATCCCTGCCGCTCCAGAGTTGGTGCCGTGGATGATGACATTCTTGATCGTGCCGGCAGTGGTTCCCTGGAAGGGGTCGAGCTGAAAGAGGATAGTATCGCCGGAGTTGGGGTAGTTGACCGTCACAGCGCCCTTTGGGCCCAGTCCTTCGAGCGATTGCCCGGGATGCGTCATGGAAATTGTAGTTAGCGAAGGATACGTACCGGGGCGAATCCCCACGGTGCACGAGAAGCCACACGCGGTAAAGGCCGCATTAGCCTCAGATCCCAGATCGGTTGTAGCGGAAGAGCCCACCGCATAAACGCCATTCATGGCTGGTGCGCCGATCGGGCCGCTGAACGCCTGCGGTCCAGTGGTCGTGAGCGAAGCCCCGCTGCCCTGTCCGGGATGGCCAGTCTGTTGCGCCAGCGACGATACAACAAAGCACATCGTCACCAGCGCAGCGATGATTCTCCTCACGAGAATTCCGTTACCCTCGCAACCGTCGCCGTCGCTGACAGCGATCGCAGCTTGCACAACACCGTCGCCGCCTCGGTGAAGCCGCCAGAGGACTGCGCCGGTTTCCCAATCACCGAGCCGTACGCATTTCCTTGCGGGATCGGCTCGCCTAGGATCAGCGGCTCTTCGGCAGCCGTGAGTTGATAGATCGTCGTGAACGGAGGGATCTGGCTGTCATCGAACTGATACGCCAGCCCTTGCGCAACGCCGGCGTTCGCCGAGGCGTCTTCAATGATCTCCACGCGGCGCGTGATCTGCGT